TTTCGCGTCTCTTGAGCAGCATTGCGGCTCATCTGTAACTTTTAAGGAGCTTTGCTTTGAGAACTCGCGTTTCCAAAATGACGACTCGAGTGCTACGTCGTATGCACTATGAGTATTATCAAAATGGATCCTATGTTGGGTCTGAAAATGTTGACAACGGCTATGCCGACCATGGTGAGGTTCGTTCTATTACGGACGTCCCCCATCCTGGTTTTCGCAAGCGGATTTCTGCTGGCGAGTCAATATCTAGTCCCTGTTCACGGTTGATTTCGTCTCTTTCCGAGACTCCGTCTTCTGTGAATTATCTTAGGCGCGATGCCATTTCAAGTTACCTTCGGGTAATTCAGAATGGTCTTTTCTCAGCGTATTGCTCTGAAGGGCCCTCGACATCTTCACTGATGCCGTGGGCCTCTGCTGATTTGCCAACTCGGGTTGACTCGGCTATCGTCTCTGCATATGCAAAAATGAATAGTCCTGTCTTCCAGGGTCAAGTTTTCGCGGCGGAAGCCCTAAAAACTTTAGCGATGCTTCGGCATCCGCTGGCGTCCTTACAGAAGCTAACTGCCTCTGTATTGACTAAGCAGAAGTCCCTTGTTCGTCAAGGCCTGTCTGTTTCTAAAGCTTCTGCAAATGCTTGGCTTGAGTACAGATACGGCTGGAAGCCGCTTATGCTAGATGTAAAGGATTTTTCCTCTGCACTTGGCACTGAGCGCTTTCCGAATAAGGTCCTCAGATCCTCTTCCGCTTCTAATTCTTCCTTTCGGAAGGACTGGAACGGGCGCGTGTATGACGGTTCGTATTCACGCGTTTTGGCAGATCTTCACGTTGAGTATGACTCTCGCGTCAAAGCCGGTGTACGATATCGTATACACGACCCAGATGCTGCGTCTTTTGAGAATTTGGCTTTTGGCTTATCTCTAAACCATTTGCCGTCTACTCTTTGGGAACTCGTTCCCTACTCTTTCGTTGTAGATTGGTTCGTTAATGTTGGTGATTGGCTTAACGCCATCATACCTAATCCAAACATCCATATATTGTCTAATTATTCTTCAACTCTGATTTCTGAATCGCGCTCATTGCGCTATACGGGAGTTGAGTTTCGGAACGGTTATGATAATACTTGGTCGTCTACGGGTACTTCTGGGAATCTATCTAGATCCCTGTTGTCCTATAGTCGGACTGTTGACATTAAAGTCCCTTCTCTGCCTACTTTTAACCCGAACCTTACTTTGGTCCGGTCTGTCGACTCCGCTGCTTTAGTCATAAATAAATGTCTAAGCGATTTGCGGCGTTTACGGATTTAAACTTAATCCTTTTACTCTTAGGAGAAAATCATGAGTCTTAAAAACATGACTCTAAAAGAAGGCGGCACTAATGCTGTCTCCGGCGGCACAGATATTGTCTTTGCTGATGAAGGTACAACCATCCAGAACGGTATTCGTTTAATCGTGCCGGCAACGGCCGATTATCGTCTACGCGAGTCTGTAGTAGCTAAAGTTCGTGCTGCTACAGTGCAACCTGACGGATCGTATTCGAAGATTAAAAGATCACTTTCTTTTGTGATTCCCTTTAATCTTGCTTCAGGTGTGACTTCCTTCCAGACAATGCGTCTGGAGATGGAAATACATCCTGAGGCTGAGGCTACTGTGCGATCAAGACTTCTTGTCTTGGCTGCTCAGATGCTATTCGATGCTGATACGTCTAGTTTCTGGACTACTGGTTCCCTTTCTTAATCATATTGAAAGTTTCAACATGACATCACAGCAGAAACCGTACTCTGTGGACTTGCTTATGTGGAATACACTAAGCAAGCTTTTGAGTGACTTTTCCTCTCCAAGTTTCCCTGGCCACTTGAGCAGGTCGCTGACGGACATTATATCCAGACGCGACGTACTTGGGCTTAGGGCCTTGGAGTTCGATCACTACTTCGAGTCTGATAAGCACACTTTCAAATGTGTATACCAGATTTTGTCTGTAGCGAAGAGGCATATCTTCGAAGAAGATATATTGTCTGCCTCCGATCTTCAACGTGCTGGTGTTACCCAGTTTGTTGAGAATCAGGAGCGCCTTTCTAAGTGGAACTATAAGTTAGATAAGCATATCGAACCTGTAGTCTTTGCTATGAAAGGTATTTGCCATGATATTCTTGGCGAGTTTGACAAAGATGAATTCATCTCCTCATGTCGTATGGGAAAGCGTGCAGCCGTTGGAGTTCCAGCACGTAGAGCTCGTGAGAGCTCTAAGTGGTGCCTTCCTATTTCCGGCTCAGCTGACCATATTCAATGGTTTGTACGCGAATATTTGGCGTATCATCGTCTTGCCGCAGAACACTGCGGTTTCGACTCTCGTGAACAATTTTCTTCACGGACCACTGAATGTGACAGCCTCAAGCTGACTTTCGTTCCTAAAAGTTTTAAGTCACTTCGAAGCATTATGCCTAACACTGTCATCGGCGCATTGCGCTCTGATGGTCTCGGTAAATGTATCTCGAATAGACTTAAGCGGTATGGTCTTGATATTGAGACTTTGCAGTCTCGCCATCGCGACCTAGCGAAGATCGCCAGTTCTACTGGCGATCTTGTAACATGCGATCAGAGTCTTGCGAGTGATAATATTACTCGCGAATTTTGCCGCATGATACTCCCTCGGGTCTGGTTCGATGAACTGGATCTCGGGCGCATTGATAAAATTGAACTCCCTGATGGCAGCATGCAGCACCTTGCTGCATTTTGCACTATGGGTGTTGGTTTTACCTTTCCGCTTCAGACTTTAGTCTTCTACTCTTTTGTGCGAGCACTTGACCTTGTTTATTTCGACGGAACGAGTTTAATAACTTGCTACGGCGATGATTTGATTTTCGATAGGAAGCTATGGCCTTTTTTTAAGACCGTAGCTCCCAAATTCGGATTTCTCATCAACGAGGCTAAAAGCTTTGCAGACGGGTGGTTTAAAGAGAGTTGCGGTGGTGACTACTACCGCGGCTTGGACGTCAGACCATTTCAACCGAAATGGACTGAGGCCTCCTACGTGAGTAAAATCACGTATGAGATGCTACTTTATCGCTTCTTCAACGGCTTGCGCCGTCGTTGGGACGATATAGACGTTTCTAGTACGCTCGGTTTCCTTGCCCACGAATTGAATCTTTTAACAGACGGCGATGTAAAAATCGTCCCTTCTGATTTTGGAGACATTTGTGGTGTCAAGGTGGCTAAGCTTACAGAGTCTGATGAGCTAAATCTCGCTCATAGGCCTTTAGTTCGGAATCGAAACGGAGCGATCATTTTTCGCTATCTCTGCTATCAGCAGAGGTACGAGCGTGACCTCTTCATCGACCCTTATTATTGGCTCTCTCTCTTACGACCTCCTAGTGAGTGTCCGTACGGGACAGACCGGGTTCCTGCACCTATTCGGTATAGAGAATCTGGACGTCGAAACAAGTTGCTACCCTTTACTCCAATTCCTGGAGTCGAGCGTGCTCATTGTCAGCG